AAAGCCAGCCTGAATGATCTCTATTTTTTCAACCAATACATTTTAGGAAACGGGACTGTAATGAACCCGGAGCTGCATGGTGAAATGTGCGACTTCGCTACCAGCTTCAGAGAATGGAAAGGAACGAAAAATAAGAAATTAATTTTGGAACCTCGTGGCACCTTGAAAAGTACCTGCGTAACCATAGCTTTACCGCTTCAATTAATCCTCCGACAACCGGATGTCAGGGTATTGATTGATTCAGAAAAGCTCACCAACTCTAAGAATTTTTTAACTTCGATTAAAGGACACATAGAAACTAATAAAAAATATCGTGATTTAAGTAAATACTTATATGGTCGTTACCCGAATCCTGGCTCAAAAAAAGAAGAAAAATGGTCAGCGACTGAAATTACCAGTGCCCTCCGCACGAACAAGAGCCTCAAAGAGTCAACGATATCTTGTGGTGGGGTCGATGTTGTCAAGGTCGGCTCACACTATAACGTAATTATTATGGACGACCCTGTTTCGGACAACAATACCGGAACTCGGGAGCAAATTAACAAGGTAATTCAGCATTATAAGCAGAGTTTATCCCTCTTGGAGCCAAATGGTATCCTTATTATTATAGGAACTCGTTGGGACTTCGGAGATCTTTATGGATATTTAATAAATGAACACTCAAAGTTCTTTGACATATTAGTCAGGCGTGCGATTAAAGCAGATGGATCCCTTTTATACCCTGAACGCCTCGGACGTGAATTTCTTGAGGAGCAAAAAGTATCACAGGGAGCATATATGTTCAGTTGTCAGTACTTTAATGAACCTGTACCACGTGATGACGCTACATTCCGCTGGGATTCTTACCGAGAATGGGATGGCGACTACGTTGATAATAAATTAAACATAAAAGAAACTAGGCGTTACACTGGTGAAAGCACTTCTGTAGTGGAAGAAGTACCGATCACAAAACTCGTGAATGTGTTTATGACTGTGGATCCTGCTATTTCAGAATCCGAAAGAGCTGATTATACTGCCATTGTAGTTACAGGCATTGACAAAGAAAATAAAATTTATGTCCTGGACTATGTGAATCAGCGTTTATCAGGTCAGCGCTTCTGGGACGAGATATTCAGAATGTACCTAAAATATAACCCAAAACGCTGGGGATTAGAAGAAGCTTCATTCCAAAAACAATTGCGTATAAATTTAAAGGAAGAAATGAGACGGCGCAATGTGTTTATTGCACAACCAGATGAGCTAAAACCATTGGGCGATAAGGAATCTAGAATCAGAGGATTACAGCCAAGATATGAAGCAGGATCGCTCATAGTTAAAAAAGGAATGGACGATTTAAAATATCAAATGATTAACTTTCCTAGGACAACATACGATGATGTTATTGACGCTCTAGCGTATACTCTTCAAGTAGGGTATCATAAACGTACTAAGAGCGGAGGAACAAAAAAACCTTATAATCCATTATATGAATCTACAGGATATTAATAAAACATAACATATGGGAATATTAGCAGATAAAAAATTGGAGGAATCACAAAGGACTAAATCACAATATATGCCGGAGGAGGACGAGCGTGCTGAACTTGATTTTGTTTTTGAGCGTTGGGGCAAAATGAAAACCGCAAGAATTAAACAAGAAGCCGAATGGAAAAAAGATGAAAATCAGTATTTGATGAAAGGCGCAAAAAGGAGAGACGCTGAAAATTGGATGGCTGATTTAAAGTTGCCGGATACTTCGGCTGCAATTTTAGCAGCACAAGCTGAGTCGGTAGACCAGACTCCTGGAATTAGTTTTCTACCACGTAACCCAACCGACACAAAAAGAGCCGAAAGATTTGACGCAGCATTTAAATACTCTTGGGAAAAAGGACAAGGACAATTAGAACTATCCGACTTTATGTTACAGCGGATAATTTTTGGTACCGCTGTCGCAAAAGAGTATTGGTGCCAAGAATGGCAAACTAAAAAAGAAGTTACTGAGTGGGAAACAGATGCGGATGGGAATCAGTCATACGTGCCAAAGAAATGGAAAAAGAAAAATTCATTAATGTTTGACGACGCTAAATTCAAATCAGTTTTCATTAAAAACTTTTGGATTGATGAAGCAGCCACGACAATGGATAATGCCACTGATTGTGTTGAAGCTGATTACCAAGACCCCAAAGCGTTCCATGATAATTTTGATGCGCTTTATAAAAATGCAAAAATGGTTCTTGGAGGTACTTCTTATAATTTTGAATGGTACTCGCTTGAACAATCTGAGGATAAAGTTGAAGTTTTATTCTACTACAACAAAGTTAAGGACATGTTTGCTATCGTTGCAAATGGGATTCTGTTGACGCAAGTTGATAACCCGAATCCTTATAAGCATAAAGAACTTCCGTACGTGTATTCAAATTACATTCCAGTTATAAAATCATTTTATGGAATGGGCTTACCAAGGTTCTTACGCCATTTACAGGAAGAGAAAAACACAATTCGAAATATGCGTTTGGATCTTTCAAAAATAAATATTAAAAATATTATTCTGGTTGACGATAAGTTAGAACTTTCTGATGAGGAATTGGAAATTAAACCTAACATGATTATAAAAGGTCCACCGGGAAGTATTGAAATTGTTAGAGGTCCGGAATCTACTCAAAGTTCTTACAAGGAAGAAGAGTTGCTTAAGGAAGATATGATTAGAGCTTCTGGAGTTGACCCAAGAATGCAATCAGAGGGAGGCAAGGGTGACACCGCAACTGAGATTTCTATCTTGAAAGAATCGTCAATGAAACGAATCCGTTATTCTTTGCGCTTGTTAGAGTGGCAGTGTTTGTACAGGCTCGGAAGATTACGTCTTTCTAATTTTATGCAGTTTTATAAGATACCAAAATTTGATTCTATAATTGATGAAGAAAATCAAGAAATTAAACAAGAGGCAACACTTCCGACTATTGGAATTGAAAAAAATGGTGATACTGAATTTTATCAGTTTAAAGATGACGATCTAAAAGGCGAGTACGATATTATTGTTGCTCCGGGATCTACATTGCCAATTTCAAAAGCAATGGAATCTCAAAAGCGTATTAACCTTTGGGATAGATTGAAAGGTCATCCGGACGTTAATCAACGCAAGTTGGTTGAAGATTTGATACGTGCACACGATATGCCTGTGGCTGATTTGATGACAAGCAAAGGCGAACCACCAATGGGAGATTCACCAACACGTGGACCAGAGGGTGTTGATCCAACGCAAGGCGGTGGACAGGGTGGACCTGCAGAGGCTACAATAAAACCTCAAGACGTTTTACCTGCACAACAAAATAATGGTGTTAACGTTAATCAATAAGGAGACAAATTTATGATTTTTAAAGATTTTCTAAGGTGGAAAAAACAAAAACAACCTCAAGACGTAATAAGAGAAAGCATTGAAGAACTTGGTGTTCTTGGAAAAAATGTTGCCTTTCTGAAATATAAGAGTATAATAGAATGGCGGATACATAACGTAGCCGAGAACCATTTGCGCCGACCTGAATTCAATACAGAACACGATAAAGGTTATGTTGAAGGATTACGCTTGTTGCTTAGAGATTTTAATAGAATTGAAAAGGAGCATAATAATCGACTAAAAGAATTAAAGGAAAAATAATTATGGGAATTTCAAATTGGTTTGGCTTAGGTAAGCTAATAAACAAAGGTTTTAAAAAAGCAAAAACAGATACAAAAGAGCGTGCTGAGGGCGAAAACCCTAATCCGCCTTTTGAAGATTATAAAAATAAACAAAAAGTCGGCAGTTATACTAACAGACCGAAATTTTAAAGTATGTTTATAACTCCCTCGATGCCAGAGTTTAACCCTCATAATCTACCTGAAAGTATGGATTTTCACAAGGCAACAAAGGATTTACCTTTGCCAAGGGATGTTAAAGTGAAATTCCAAACATATTTAGGGAGACGTACAGGGGAACAGATTAAGAATATTACTGGGGTACTGAAACAGATGTTAAGTGAAAAATTAAAAGAAGCTAAAATAGGGTTTAAAAATAATGAAATACTTATACCTGAAAAACTAGTAGAAACAAAAAGACGTGATTTATTAAGGGAAGCAATATATACAAAAGCGGTAATTGAATTTACCGAAAAATATACACAATCGTTAATCATGCAAAAAAAGATTTAATAATTAAGGAGGCAAAATATGACAGAAGAAATACAACAACCAAAAGATAGAATAGACAAAACTTTGACGATCGGGTTTCCAACCTATGGGCAAATTGACCCATCAGTAATGGTCCAAATGTGCATGCTAATCAATTTTTCGCCGTTTGCACGTTACGAAATACTTAATCCGCAAAATATGATCGTTGATGAGGCACGGAATTACATTGTTGATAAAATGAGAGGGGATTATCTCTTATTTATTGATTCAGATGTTGTGCCTCCAATCGACGTAATACCGAGGTTAATGGCACACGATAAAGATATTGTTACTGGATTGTATTTTGAGAAGTCAGATCCGTTCTTCCCACTCTTATTCAAAGAATCAGATGCACCGGGAAGACACGATACAAAAGTATTTTACGAAAAAGATAAATTGATAGAAATTCATTCAGCAGGAATGGGCTGTACGCTTATTAAAAAAGAAGTACTGAATAAAATCAAAGCGCCTTGGTTCAGATTTACTTCTGGCTGGGGTAAAGAACAGCGAGAATCAGAAGATCATTATTTCTTTAGACGAGCAAGAGAAGAGGGCTACAAAATATTTGCTGATACTTCAGTAAAATGTGGACACATCGGAAAATTAAAAGTGATCGAACCTATGTGGGAAGCAATGAGAGAAGAACAATTCCCAAGTAACAAACCTAGAGAGAAATAGCAACTTTAAATAATATTTAATTAATCCCAAACCCCTTTTTAAAAGAAGGCAGGGACGGGTAAAATAACAAATTATATGGCTCCCAACCAAGTTAATGAGGACGACAAAAAAAAGAAAGAGGAGGATTATGTCAAACCCCCTAACGAGACGGCTAAGAAGGACGACTTAGTAATGGATGAAAAATCCAAAAAAAAGTCCGAACCTGAACAGATTGACTACAAAGTCAAATTTACCGAATCGCAAAAAGAAGCACTTCGTATCCGAGATGAGAATTTAAAACTCAAGGAGGAAAAAGTTCAATGGCAAGACGTTGCTGAAGTGATAAACGAAGACCCAGAGTTAATGGGTACGATTCAAAGTAAGTATGATGAGAAGTACAATCCTGGTGCACAACCAACAAACGCAGTAGCAGATAAAGTCGTGGACACAAAAGTTCAGGAAAAGGTTAAACCGATTCAAGATGATGTCAACCAGATGCGTAAAGAGGGTGTAGAAAAAACTCTCAATACGTTTAAGGAAGCTCATCCAGATTCAGCTGAAGGAACTGACAGGTGGACGGGAATATTAAAATATCTCCCTGCCATGAGTGCAGCAAAAATACCTTTAGAACAAGGACTGGAAAAAGCTAGACAAATGGTTATTCTTGATGAAGCAAAATCTAGTGGCAAAACTGACGTCCTACGTGATGTTTTCACAAAGACGCAAGCTGTCGCAGGCGGAGGTTCTTCGGGCGGTGGAAGTGGGCAGGTGGAGGAGGCGGAATTAACCCCACAAGAAAAACAGGTCGCTGCAAACCTAAACATGTCACCTAAGGACTACGCAAAATGGAAAACTAAAAAGTAAGTAACTTAAATTTGTATGGCAACAACCGATTATGGTTTTACTCCCGTCAGGAATGAGGGTGGTAGAACTACAGGTATTCGCAAGTCATATATCATAGACGATTCGCAAACAATTCACATTGGTGATATGGTATTACTAGAAACAACTGGTTTCATAATTCCGGCAACTGCTGGAAGCAGAATTCTTGGTTGTATAATTGGAATTACTGATTCTAATGGTTTGGATATGGATAATTCACAGGCTATCAATACTGGTAGTACTTGGACATCCCCAAACACAATAGTAACAGATTCTGATAATACCACAGTAGACCAGCAACGTGCGATCGTTGATATTGACCCATTCACTCTTTATTCTAATCAACCTAACGGAGCAATTAACACTACCAGCTCTTCTGGTAAGTGTGGTCTAAAAGGTTCGTATGTAGATTTAGCGAGTGCATGTCAGGTGGACGAAAACAACGCAGGCAACGCTTTCAATGTGACAGCGCAACTATTTTGTTGGGGACTAGATCCTGAGAATACCGCACGTGGTTTGTATTCAATCGCCGAACATCAAATTTGGGGTGCGTGATAACTAATTGACAACAGTATGGGATATATAGCAGTAGGTTCAATGAATACAAGTAACTTTGGTGACTTATTGGAGCCGGGATTTCGCAAAATCTTTTTTGACGAACTCGCTCAGCTTCCAACAATGTACGACCAAATCTTTCGTGTAGGAGCATCGAGCCGACAACAGGAAATGGATTCTGGTGTTTCAGGTCTTGGGCAGTTAGTTGAAGCAAGTTCAGCAGACCAACTTACCTATGAGTCATTACAACAGTTGTATGACAAGAATTACGTTCATAAGATTTACAAGAAGGGTATTAGAATAGAGCGAGAGCTTTATGATGACGACCAGTATAATGTCATCGAAAAAGGTCCTAAAATGTTAGCGCAAGCTACAGCAAGGACAGTCGAAAATACCGCTGGTAATATTATGGATAGTGCATTCTCATCGGGTACAGGTGGCGACGCTAAATATTTGTGTGATACACAACACCCTAGAATGGACGGCGGAGCAGTACAATCTAACGCTATTGAAACAGCTTTAGGAGAAACAGGATTAGCAAATGCAATTCTTGCAATGAGAAAAACCCTTGATGATAAGGGTCAGAAGGTACTTGTTCAACCAGACACACTTTTAGTTTCGCCTGATCAAGAGAGAACAGCAAGAGTTTTGTTAGAGTCTCAAGGGAGAACAGGAACAAATTACAATGAAATCAATCCAGTTCAGGGTCGATTGAAATTGAAAGTTTGGGACTACATGGATAATACCCAAAACTGGTTTGTATTAGACAGTGGAATTCAACAGTTGAATTTCTTCTGGAGAGTACGTCCAGAGTTCTCACAAGATACTTCTTTCGAAACCGATGTTGCACTCTATAAAGTATATTGTCGTTATTCTTTAGGCTGGTCAGCTTGGAGAGGAATATACGGGTCAACCGGAACAAACTAGAATTAAATCTTTTGATAAGGGAGAGGGAGCCAAACTCGCTCTCCTGCTCAAGAGCTTTAAAAAGCTCAATTTAAAAAATAATTTAATCAACATATGAAATGTTCACATTGCAAAAAAGAAATCAAAGGAGTGCCAAATGAGGTAACTGGAAAAGTTGAGTACAAAGAGTATGTACGCAGCGATGGCACTGCTCGATGTGATAAATGTAAAGGAAAATAAAATATGACGATACCATATAATGCAGTAAATAAAGACCATCCAAACTATGGCTTTTTTACACAAAGAGAATTGCTTGAGATGAATGTTTTTGGTACAACGTCTACTAGTTCTACTTCTTCTACATCATCATCGACTTCAAGCACAAGTTCATCGACGACTAGTACTTCTAGCTCAACAAGTTCCACAAGCTCTACTTCGATAAGTACGATAAGTACTTCGATATCACACACATACACAGGTTAATCAATTAGTTACTCAAATGAGTTGGGGAAGCGATGCGCCTCCTTATCGTTCCCCGACTCTTCAGAGTATAGGAGGCAACTATATATGAAAAAAATATCAATCTTCACTACGTTCTATTCAGTTGACAGAGCTTATTCGTTAACGTTAGTAGTGGAAGAGCAAATTAAAATGCTCGTTGAAAATGGATATAATATAGACGTTATTGTTACTAAAGGGTTTAAACCAGATGGTTATTTTTCACATGAGAATGTAACGCTTAAATACATCCCGGATACAAATAGAAGTAACGAGGGGGAATTAAAAGAAAATTATGAAGAAGAAGTTTCAAAAATCGAAACAGCACTCGAAGAAATCCTCACAGGAGTTGACATCTGCATTACCCATGACGTTATATATCAACCCGCTCACATCATCTTCAATCTTGCCTCACGAAATATTGCTGGGCGGAGAAAAGATTTGCGTTGGTTACACTGGATTCATTCCGCTACATCCCCAACAATTAGATGCAATACGCCACGAATTAGCGACATCATACAACAAAGATTCCCGAATTCTTTTGTGGTGTATCCTAACGCAGGAGATATTCCAAGAGTTGCAAGAAACTTTGGCTATGAGGAAGACGAGGTCAAGCGAGTCCACCATTCAACCGACATCCCCGAATACCTTGGATTCAATAACTGGTCAACAAAAATCTACCGAGATTATAAACTTGAAGAAGCAGATTTCATTGGAACTTACCCGATCCGACTTGACCGAGGAAAACAAGTTGAGTGCTTTATTAAAACTATTGGAGCAATTAAGCGATTTGGAAGATCAGCTAGGGGAGTTATTATAGATTTTCATTCTGATTCTTCTAACCCTAATGACGATAAATTTAAGTATAGAAAAGAGCTTTTAAAAATTGCAAAAGATTGGAACGTTGAAGAAGAAATAATATTCACATCGCAAGTAGATAAAGAATTAGCTTACTCCTGTCCACGTCAAATGGTCAGGGATTTTATGTTAGCTTCAAATTTATTCATGTTACCGAGTACTTCTGAAACATATTCGTTAATAGCCCAAGAAGCTATGATTTGCAAAAACTTTGTAATTCTTAATAGGGATTTTCCGCCTATTCGTTCTGTATATGGTGAAGCGCCTTTATACAAGCAGTTTTCATCTTCAGTAAATGCCCTCACAGGCTTAGACGGTGAAACCGTAACAAAGCACGATAACGAAATGGATTGGTATAAGGACTTAGCAAAGGCAATTACTTATTACATTGATAATAATCCTGTACTTTCTCTTAATACTTTAGTAAGGACAAAAAGAAACTCAAGTTATATTTTTAAACGTGAGTTAGAACCATTATTTTACTATGAACCAAAATAGCTTTACAATAATAATACCATATTGCGGAAGATTAAATTTAGTTGACAGGGCTGTTAAATCAATATTAACGCAAACGCATGATAATTGGGAGTTAATATTAGTTAATGACGGTGGACCTGAATACGAAATTGATGATCCTCGTGTGACGTGCTTGAAACAAGAACACAAAAATAGATGTTTTGCACGTAACCTTGGAATGAAAGAATCAAAAAATGATTGGATTTGCTGGTTAGATTCAGACGATTCTTATGTGAGTACTTATCTTGAAATACTTAATCAAGAAATAAACGATAATCCAGAGTATAAAGTATTTAATTTCGGGGCGTTAGTTTTTTCGCCAAAAGGCAGTAGAACAGAATCAAAGTTTTCTTCTAACAGATTAAGAGAACCATTTAAGTTTGAAGACCACGCTGAATTTAATTCTGGGCATATCGGAACAGGTCATTTTATCTTTCATCGTTCCGTATATAAAGAATTGGGTGGATTACCGGAAGCAATAAACCCTTATATACACGCTGACGCTGCCAAAAAAGAATTTCCTGAAATGATGAAATGGTTTGGACCTCTTTATATGGATGGGGGAAAAGAAATAGGCAATCCTTGGGGAGATGATTATTATATGTTTTATAAAATCACAAGGAAATTTAAAAGCAAATTATTACCTTATTATTTATATATTCAATACGCTCACTTATAAAAATATGAGACCAAGAGTTATAGACAAATTATTAGGATTAGTATTACCAACAGACGGATATAAGAGTTGGTTGGACATAGGCACTGGAGATGGCAACACTTGCTGTTCACATCCTTATTATGATAAAATAGAACACAAGGTAGGCATAGACCCTCAAGAAACATTAAGCCAACTTCATTCCCCAGATTTTAAAGTACTTAGGGAGTCATATGATGAGAAATCATCTGTATGGAATGAGAAATTTGATCTTATTACAATGTTTGATTTAATTGAACATTTTGAAAAGGAAGAGGCACTTAAATTACTTAAACACTTAGATGAGATAACAAATAAGATGCTTATAATATTCACTCCAAAGGGATTTTATTATCAAGGTGGTAATGAATGGGATAGTCACAAGAGTGGCTGGGAACCAGAAGAATTACTTGAACTAGGATTTTCAGTTCATTTGTTAAAAGATTTTCACGAAGAGGGCGATGCCCTATTTGCTTGGAAGAATAATTTTATTAAATAATATGAATAATATGAAAGTTTCAATTTTAATACCAACGCTTGCAAATGAAAAATCGTTACCGTATCTTGAAAAATGTATCAAGACAATACGGGAAACACAATCAGTTGCTCACGATATTAAAGTAATGATTAATGGGGGTGTAATGAAACAACCTAAACTTCCTGCAGCGTTTTATTTTACTAAAGGGCAAGGTCAATGTCAAGCGGTCAATAAAGCATCAAAAGAAGCAAATACAGAATGGTTGCTCGTTACAAATGATGATCAAGTATTTCCACCTAATTGGGAAAGAATGTTTGAGGACGAAATTTTGGCAAAGTCAGATGTTATTTGTATGAATTCTATGGAGTCTGGAAAGATAGGAGCTGCACCACCATTCGTTGTTAACGATTGCGGTAGAGACCTTGAATCTTTTAATCACGAAAAGTTTAACAAAGATGCGGTAGATTTAGGTTCAGGAGAGGGTTCAAGACCAGATCATCTTGAAAAAGGATTTAATCTTCCATTTTTAGTTAAAAAAGAACTATGGGATAAGATAGGTGGCTACGATGAGAGTTATGATCCTTGGGGTTCTAATTCAGATTCAGATCTATACTATAAGTTTAAATTAGCTGGGGTTCAACCTTACAGAGATAGACGAATATTAAATTATCATTTTTCACAGATTTCAGGTACGTTTGATTTTATGAATCAAGCAAGAGAACTATGGGACGCTGAAACAAAATTAAAAGAAGAATACTGGAATAAAAATACAAGATATTTTCAAGAGAAATGGGGATTCGTTAGAGCAAGGTCGCCTGAAATATGGTTTGAAATAAATATACCAAAAGAAAATAAATATCACCCAGAGTGGGAAAAGAAATAAAATTATGAAATTATGTTTGATAGGAAATTTTCAAACATCCTTTGGACAAATTTGTGATGAAAGGCATATCAAGAGAGCCTTAGAAAAACTAGGGCATGAAGTACACGCAATTCAAAGAGAGGAGTTCCCGGGAATGTTAGGTGAGCATGAAAGATTAAACGTCGATGCTACCATATTTTTTAAGTGGAACGGATTTACTGCTGACCATGTTCTTATGTGGAAGCACATTACAAAAGCACCAGTACTGGTATGGACATTTGATTTTATGTTTATACATCAAGGATTTTTACCAGTAATGCAGGCAGTTGATTTATGGTTAGGAGAAGAACTTGGAGAAAAGGAAGGATTTGAAAAAAGAGGATGCAAATTCCATTACTTTCCAAATCACGCAGTTCCACCAGACGTGTTTCAAAAAATAGAAGCAGAAAAGATATACGACCTTTCTTTTACTGGTTCACCGTATCCCAATGGCGGTAGGTTGATACAATTACATTTATTACAGGATGCAGGAATAGACGTTCACATATGGGGTCATAACGGTGAGGGTTGGAAAAGAGAGGGTTTTAATTATCACGGTACAGCGTTTGATACTGAACTATCAAAGATTGTTGGTCAATCTAAAATTATTTTAGGTTCAAATTATAATAATGAAACTTGTGGCTATTGGTCAATCAGACCAATTCAAGTAATGATGTCAGGTGGATTTATGTTACATCATTATGTACCGGGAATGGAAAAGGAATTAAAAGATGGTATAGCTTATTTTACTAGCAGAGAAGATTGTATTGAAAAAGTTAAGTATTATCTTGAACACGATGAAGAGAGAGAAGCTATTGCAAAACGTGGTTATGAAATTGCTCATCAAGAGTTAACGAGTGATGTGAGGGCTAGAGAATTAACAGTATTATTACAAAATTATTTTAAAGTAGGAATAATATGAAAATAGTTATATTTGACTGCAATGGTGGTAAATTTACAAAGGTTTTAAGAGAGCATTGGGAAAGCCAAGGGCATAAGGTAGAGTTTACTCTTTATTGGGATCCAGTTATGTGTCAAGATGCTGATGTAATATTCTTTGATTGGGTTGATAATTCAGTACAACGAGCCTCGGATCCTAATGATAAATTCTATTCAGAACTAAAATGTGATTTTCCAAAAGGTAGGGCAAAAATAATATGTAGATGCCACGATATTGATATGTGGTGCCATAATTTACGAGGAGTGAAACCGGGATTTATTGATGATTTAGTTTTCGTTGCAGACCATACTGCACGTATAGCAAAAGAACGTGGTGAAGATAAAGCGGATAGAGTTCATATAATTAAACATGGTATTGAGAATAAGTTCACGTTTAAAGAACACGTCCACAATAAAAAAATAGCTTGGGTTGGTAGATATGATTCTAATAAAAACTTTTACAAGGCGCTTGATATTTTAATGGAACTACCGAGGGATTATGAATTGCACGCTTGTGGTCGTAGAAAATTGGCTAATTGGGAAGAAGCATATTTTGATGATAGAGTTGAGCGTAATGGATTGAAAGTATTTTATTACGAAGACGTACCTGATATGAATGCTTGGCTTGAAGATAAAGAATTTTCACTCTTGACTTCTGGTAAGGAAGCGTTCTCTTATTCAACTGCAGAAGCAATGTCAAAAGGTATTAAGCCAATTATTCATCACTTTTACGGAGCCACAGAAGTATATCCCGAAAAATATATTTTTGACAGCAATTCTGAAGCAGTAAAAATGATACTTTCAAAAGATTATAACTCGATTGAATATATGGATTTTATTAAAAAGAAATATCCAATTTCAAAGTTTTTTGAAGAATATGATAAATTATTAAAATGAAAATTGTAAATACATTCGTAGTACCGCATTTAAATAATCCTGGAGTTATTAGGTGCCTTAAAACACTTTGGAAAAATACGCCTCATAATTTTAGAGTAATATTAGTAGATCAGGGCGAAAAAGATATAGCCGAAGAAGTTAAAGACCTTGTTCATTTACACATAAAGGCGTACCGCCCTTTGGGCTTCTCAAAAGCGTGTAATTTGGGTTGGAAAATAGCCGATACAAAATATGTAACTCTGTTAAATGATGACGTTGAGTTTATTGATAAACGATGGTGGCAAGGGGTTATAGATTCGTTTGCTGATGATATTGTAGCGGTAAATCCAAAGACTCCTAGGGATTATGAATCCGGAGGTCAAATTGTAAATAAGGTTGAATATAAAAAAGAATTTACGGAATTAGATTACGAGGGTATACTTAAATTGCCATGGGATAATATGCAATGTATGGCGATGTTTTGTCCAGTATTTGAACAAAAAAAAGCAAAAAAAATAGGTTATTTTGATGAATTCTTTTTCCCGGCAGGCGGAGAGGATACAGATTGGACGATAAGAGCAAAAGGGCTACGAGAAGAAGAAAACAATTTCAGGGGTTATGAAGTAATAAGTACTGCTAAATCATACGTTTGGCATTGGTGGCAACAATCAGCAATCGATCAAACGTTTATGAAAGCACGTATTCAATTAAGAGAAAAATGGGGTTGGGACTTTTCAATGACAGGTGCAACAACCCAACATATAATACCTCCTTGTAAAATAAAACAATTATAATATGGAAGAGAGTACAAAAAGAAAGCTAAGTAAAGCTCATTTAGGTAAAAAAAGACCTCCTTTTTCTGATGAATGGAAAAGAAAAATAGGACTAGGAAATAAAGGAAAGAAACGTAGTATTAAAACAAAACAAAAATTGAGTGATCTTCATAAAGGAAGAAAACTTA